TGTGGCTTCTGCGAGCTTATCCAGTAAAACCCATGAGTAAGCATTGGCATCGAGACTCCGCTTCTTGCGGTGTTTTTTGACGGTCACGTCAACGTCTACCTCGTGCAGCTCGTCATATAGTGTTCCGACGTTCTCCCGCGTAGCAATGGTGAGCAGAAACCCGCCATCGCGCGCAAGGGATAGATCATGCAGTCGGGCTTTCATTGGCTTTTCTCCTTGCCATCATGCACGACCAGCAAAGCGGCATTTTATAGGTCTTTCTCGCGTTCTCCGCAATCTCCGCGACAGAATATGTCTTGCCGCCGTGCGTCACCGGGTAAATGGGCATACCGCAGTCCTTGCAGGTGTTTTTCTCGACCTCGCGCTTGTACTGTTTATTAAATGCGTCCATCTCTTCCTTACGTGGCTTCTTGGCCTGCTTGGGCAGTTTTTCTGCTTTCCCATTACTCGGGGTTCTGGTGTCATCAACCGGGTCGCGGAATGTATCGCTTTCTGCTTCGCTGTAAATGCCGGAATACGCCAGTTTTGATAGCTTCAAAACAACTCGGTCAAACATTCGCTTAAATGCCATGGCATAAGGGTAATCGTTCTTGCAGTTTTTCTGCGTGACTTCGCCCACCTCATATAACCCCTGGTCTTTATCGCAATAGGTAAAAACCAGCGCGCCGCCGTATCCGCACTTATCTTCGGTAACGGACATCGGATTAAACGGCTTTTCCAATTTGTCGTTGATTTTCAAGCAGCCGTTGTGAGAGATAATCAGACCTGTATAACCCATCTTGCCGCTTTTCGTCTCGTTCATCAGAATCCAAAAATCTGCGGGGGAAAGTCCATACTTCCCGCTTTCGATGATCTCGCAAGCCTTTTTCTTGCTCTCTTTGTACTTGTCGGATTGCCAAACTGGGATTTTCTTCCCCTGCTTTTGGCTGTATTCCTCTACGTTCTCGCCAAAGTTGTACTCCATCACTTCACCCCCATGCTCACGCCCTGTACAAGCGTCGCACCGTCGATTTCAGCGCCGTTTTTCAGCAACGGGGCAAGGTCGGTCTTGCTCACCGTGGGGGCGTTGTAAGTAACCTCGCCGTCGTGACCGTTGGCGAGCATCCACGCCACCACCGCGCCCATGTCGGAGACCTCCACACTGGTGGTTTTGCGATAACTGATGGAGCATCGGGGGGTGGAAAACTTCTCGCCGTTCAGCACAGAATCGAGATATTTTTTCTTGCTCTCTGCTGCGCGCTCTAAAGCCTGTCTGCGTGCCGCAAGGGTCTTCTCTTCTTCGCGGATTGCCTTTGCTTCGGCAACGTCGTTTTTAATCCAAAGAGCGATGTTCTCGATCTTCTGCTCTCTTGCCATGTTCAGCTCCAAGAGCTTTTCAACGTCAAGGATTTCGCCGGTCTCGGCATCTACACATTCCGCAAGCGCGGAATCAATCTGATAAAGGTTCATCTTTTACCTCCGTAATATTGTCCGTGCCACAATAAGGGCACACGGTTTGAGTGGTAATCGTCCAGTTCTCATCGTCCATATTCTCGCGGTACGCATAAAGCGCAGGCTCTCGAAAATCCGCGCCGCAAGCCCAGCAGTGCATCATTCCTCCGCCTCCAAATACGCCATCGCGCTCTGCACGCCGAAGATGCGCGCCGCCTGATGGCTATCAAAAAATACATCGATGTGGTTGCCCTGAATGCCGCTCCCGCAATCTTCAGCGATGTATGTATGCTGCGTGCCGTCCGGCCAGATCAGCAGGACGTGCGTCCCGTAAGGGATCACCTTCGGGTCGACCGCGATCGTGCGTCCCACGGTCGCCAGCGTGCCGGTCGCGGTGTAGCCGCTTGCCCACTTGCCGCAGCAGCAGCGCCCGGGGCAATAAGCTGTCAGCGTAAACTCGCCGAGAAAAACGTCGTTGCACACCGCGCTTTCGGTCGCGGGAATGTCCCACACGGGGTCATGCTCTTCTACGATGGGGGATTCTTCCGGTTCCGCATCGACCGCCTGCGCGCTGGTGACGAGGATTGAGATCGCGATCAAGAGGATCGTCGCGCCCAGACACGCCGCCGCAAACAGCGCCGATTCGTCTGCCTTGCGCTGTTCTCTCGTGCGCTTGTCCGGTTTTCTCATAAGCGCACCCCCAATACAGCGCAAAGAGCATCTTTTGCAAAGAATGATTCCAATTTCATTTCCCCCGATTCCAACCGCGAAATCATCGTCTGAGAGCTGCCTATGGCTTCCGCTAACGCATATTGACTGTACCCGCGGTTTAAGCGCTTGCGCCTGATCCATTGCTGCTTCTCGGTGATGCTGGACTTGTTCGCTTCGTAGTAAGCCCGCTGATACTCGGCGATGCTATCCTTGTTCGCTTTACGATAAGCCCGCTGATACTCGGTGATGCTGGACTTGTTCGCTTTGTAGTAAGCCCGCTGCTTCTCGGCGATGCTGTCCTTGTTCGCTTTACGATAAGCCCGCTGCTTCTTGGCGATGCTGCAATCCCTTTTACTTTTTCTGGATAGCGAGATATCGGCATCTCTCCTGCGCGATGCCGCCAGCTCATCATTCGTCCATCGAAAATCTCGCTCGATCTCCTCGTCCGCCCGACGCATTGCTTCTATTTCCTCCGGAGTGAATTTCACCGCCTGCACCCCCTGTCGATAAACGGCAGCAGATCGTACAGCACCTTGCCAAGCGCCACCGCCCCGACTACGGCAAGAAATGTTGTAAAGTCCATTAGCTTTCCGCCCCTTTCAGTTTCGTCATAAATTCGATGAATGGAATCGTTGGAATTTTCACCCTTGACCCCATACGGATAACTTGGAAGCCAAGACCGTCAGGGTCTTTTTTCGCCGCTAAGCGAATCGCGTGAGGGTCACAATCCAGAACCGGCGCAATGTCAGCGGCGGTCAAGGTCGCTTTTCCACATACTTTCATTTCTTCCAGTGTCATTTACTCTTGCCTTTCCCCTGCGGGTATGTTACAATAGCCGTAGGAACACAATATCTTGTGGTGAAGATTCGTTCCGCTGCCCTGTTCGGCCTGCCCGCTGAACAGGGCTTTTCTTATGCCCCGATTGCTTTTGTCTGCATCAAGCAATTCTTGACCTGCTGGTAATCCATGCCAACTTCCAGCAGAACCGAAATGCGGTTTTCCATCTTTGACACCGCCGCAAGCTCGTCCGAACTCATGTAATCGCTCGCCGTTGCAGACTTTTCCGCGCCACGCTCCTTGCGAAGTTGCCGCGCCGTTTTGCCGAGCGCCGCTATATATGCGAGATCAGTGTACTGGTTATACTTGAATTGCTTGTGCGGACTGTCTGGCAGCGCCTTGATAGCGTCCGTCATGCTGGTACGCAGTGACTTGCGCTCGGCCTTGATTGCCTTAATATTCATCAGCTCTTTGCGCATAGCGAAGAACTGGCGAACGAGTTCTTTCTTGAACTCAATGACGACCGGCGTATTTCGAAGAAACGTAAGCAAAAGCGTCGCCTGCTGCTCGTTCAGGTGGTAAACCTTAACTGTCTGCCCTGTTTTGCTTCCGCTCAAAGGTCGGATTTCAAATCCGACCTTACCAAACTCGCGGAGGTCTTTTTCATGGCGCTGAACTAACTTCTGCACCGTATCTCGCTTTACACCCGCGCACTCTGCAATGACTTCGGATGTCGTGAATGGATCTTCGGTGTTCGGGGAAAGATAAACCAGATCGTTCATGTATCCTCCTTGTCTGGCTTTAACAGCTCGTCCACCGACACCCCGAAATAGTCCGCGATGGCCTTGACGGTGCTGACGCGCGGTTCGGCGTCTTTTCCATTCCATTTGCCGATCGTACCGTTTGCGATGCCGCACGCCTTTTCTATAGTTGCGATATTGGTATTGTGCTTTTCGCAGAGGCGCTTGACATTGTCATAAATCAAAAAAACTCCTCCTTTCAGTCGAATAATACTTGACAAACATTAGCGAGAAGTCTAATATAATCGTGTCAAAACCAATTAAATATCTCGCAAATGCCCGTCATCATGAGGGGCTTGGTTTTTTGTACCCTTCATACGTCTGATTATAATAGCGAGTTCGCTATTTGTCAATAGCTAAGTCGCTATTGCAGGAAAATTTTTTATGATCATTGAAAAAGATAAAGAGCTTTCTGAAAGAAACAGAGAAATTGTTGAAAGAATTGATTTGCGCGCAAAGTCCAAAAACAAAACTCTTGCCCAAATAGAGCGGGAGCTTAAATTTGGAAATGGTACAATCGGAAAATGGAAAACGGGCCATAAAAGCCCACCATTTGAAAGTTTGCGGCTTATTGCAGTGCACCTTGAAACTACGGTTGCGTATATAACTGGAGAAACAGACGATCCAGAAATAAAAAAAGCCCTCGGCGATAACGTCGAGGGTTCTGCCAGTGGCGAAGCTGAGTTTATGCGGTTGTGGAGCCGTTTGTCTCCCGAACGGCAAGCTCGAGAGCTGGCTTTTCTTCGGGAGGAAGCGCTAAAGAGCGAAGCCGAGCAAGATAGCTGATCTTCTGCGGCTCAGAAAGCATCCGAAATAAATCCAGTGCTGCTTTCTCGTTGTTGTCTGGCATTATCCATTCCTCCGTTTTTCAAGATTGCAAATCAGAACATATGTTCGATTTTTCTCTATCATTATAGCACCACATTTTCAAAGATTCAACGGCATTCACAAATATTTGAATGGGCGGGGATTTGTATGGCTATCTTAGATAAATTTTTGAATCAGTTTGGTCTTTCATGGAGTGGAAGCTATAAAGATTATTACTCGGAAGATACAGGGGCAGTTGCCTCGCCACGTGGGCCCATCGATCAAAGTTGCAATGAATATGAAAGACCATCAAAAATAGCAATTTTGGTAAACTCGCGATGCGTAAAAGAGAATCTTTCAAAAGATGCCAATTTAAGCATGAGCCGTCTTATTGAAGAAGAAATGACCTACTTCCCGTTTATCCCGTATCAAATTTGTAACTGCGCGTATATCGGAGAGCACAAAGCGTGGGCTATGTATAATTTGAACAATAAGCGAACATTGAGCCTTGCGATAAACGAGATAAACTATCATCTTGGCACATTACATGATTTAGAAGAGGATAGCGCGATTGAAAAAATAATTCCAGCTGACTATCAAATAAACTTTAATTCAATTTGCTTTGATTATGGGTTGATAACAAGCCCGGAAGATTTACCAAGAAGCTATTTAATCTACGCGCCAAAAACAAAATCTGGCAAGAAGTCTCAGTATCCTCTAATCGCATTTTTTAACACTTCTAAATATGGGATTAAATCTATTCATGAAGAAAACTACATCGGAGAACTATGCTATTCTGTTAACGGGGAGCTGTCAAAAGCATGCATCCACTGCTGGAAGCATGGGAAATTCGCAGAATTTAACTTCTCCGTTGTCGGGCGTTCTTTTTTAATCTCAACAATAAAAACCATCGGTGAAAGCGGGAAACTGTTTACCCTTTATGATTGCATGTGGAAGTTTACCGATTATATTGATTTTGCAGATCAATAACCGCCAGCGAATAGTTTTTCTTACATCACTTTATAGAAAGAGACAATAACTTACGAGAGAATGCAAGACGGTATAGTTTAGATCGGCCCCGCCGCCCTCTGCAACAAACGGCGGGGCCTTTTTGCAGTCGGCGGGGAGCGGTCGCCGCTGCTTGTTTTGACCTTACTCCGCTTTACCTTACCACTTCAATAACAAAACCTTGCAACACGACGGCGTTCGACAGCGTTCGACAGACCAACTTTCGGTACCCCAAGTAGTCCGAAACCGGAAAAGTTAAGGTGATATAAATGAACATTCAATATCTGTGCAGACTTCGTAAAGAAGAATTAAAGCTAACCTACCATGACATTTCCGACGCTTCCGGCGTGCCGCTGTCCACCGTGCAGAACTTCTTTTCCAAGCTGTCAAAAGCCCCGTCCATTTACACCGTCGCTCCCATCTGCAAGGCGCTCGGAATATCCATTGACGAAATATTCGGAATTTCCGAACACTTGACGCCGACCGAAGAAACATTGCAAGCGCGAAACGACGAGCTGGAACGCCATGTGGATGCAAAGGCTGATACCATCGAGATCATGCGGCGCGGCGTCCGTATCCGCAACGGCGTGATTTTAATTTTGTTCATCGCGGTGGTGCTGTTGGCCGCATGGTGCGTATATATCGATTTGCACTGCACCGACTATGGTTTTTGGAGGGGCTAACATGGGAAACTGCATCAAATGTAAAGCAGCGCTGCCGGATGGCGCGCTGTTTTGTCCTATGTGCGGCAAAAAGCAAATAGTAGAAAAGCGGCGTGGAAGACAGCGCGGAAGCGGAACAGGAACAGCTTTTCGGCGCGGTAAGACATGGACTGCTCAAGCTGCCGGATATTCATATACCGTGCAAGACGACGATGGATCCCCTAGACTAATTCGTCGAAGGCCTACTAAAGGTGGCTTCCCGACAAAAACCGCTGCTTTGGAATGGGCCGCTTCTCAAGACCCTGGGAAATTCCAAAAAGAAGCTCCGACCCTCTTAGAGCTTTGGCAAGGGTGGAGCGAAAACGATATGCTGACACGGTCAAAGGATAAGCAAATAGCGTTCAAAAAAGCCCGTGAACGCTTAGAGCCGATTATAGCCCGGAAAATAGATGAGCTAACGATTGATGATCTACAAGACACGGTAAACTCCGCAGCAAAGTCATATTATACCGCTCGAGACATGAAGTCCCTGCTATCTCATCTATACAAGCGCGCTATGGCAAGTGGCGGTAGCAATGGGCCAGTAACCGTTAATCTGTCGCGATTTATTGTTTTGCCTGAGCTGGAAGAAAAAGTCCCCGAACCATTTGCCGAAGACGAAGTCAACGCCATGTGGAAAGCATGGGACGAAGGAAATGTTTTTGTCGGCTATATGCTGCTGATGATCTACACGTCAATGATGCCCGGGGAATTGCTTGCGTGCAAAACCGGTATGATCGACTATGACCGGCTTGAAATTTATGGATGCGGGAAAAAGACAAAGAAAAGAAAAGATACCCCTATCGTTTTCCCTGAGTTCATTGCACCGGTGCTGCAAGAGTTAAGTGAAAAGTCTACCAGCAAAACGGGAAAGATATTTGGTGGCGATGAAAACACCTTCTATACGGCCTATCACGCTACTACAATCGCAATTGGAGTGCGAGACCTAAATCCATATTCCTGCCGCCACACAACGGCTACAGAGGCCGTTAAAAAGGGCGTAGAGCTGCCCGTGCTGCAACAGATCATGCGCCACGCAAAGTTATCATCGACACAACGATATGTCCATGTTTCCACCGAAGCCGCGCATAAAGGGGTTAATCAGCTTAGTCGTAATGGCAAATGAATCTATGCTGGTTATTTGATAGCAAATATGTTAGCCATTTTGTTAGCCATAGGTTAAAACTTTTCAACCCAAAGCCCCCCAAAAGTTGTAAAAACGTTTTTGAAAAAAACAAGAAAAAACCTTGGAACCGTTGAGATTCCAAGGTTTTTTCGATCTGGCGCGGAAGAGAGGATTTGAACCTCCGCGGCGCTTTTTACACGCCCTACTCCCTTAGCAGGGGAGCCCCTTCGGCCTCTTGGGTACTTCCGCAGGTCGATGGAAAAATTCAGTTGGCGGAGAGAGTGGGATTCGAACCCACGGATGCTTTCACATCGCCGGTTTTCAAGACCGGTGCCTTCAACCGCTCGGCCATCTCTCCGGATAATGAGTTCACGTCTAACTCTCAAACGCAAGAATAATATTACCATATTGAAGTACTGTTTGTCAACATAAAATACGAGAATTTTCATAGAATATCCTGTTGAATAAACTCAGAAATTCTTGATTTGGATATCCGATCTGTTTGTGACGTACTTCCAACTGCCCCACTGAATTCAATTCACCGGATCGTAACGAAATATGAACCAATATATCTTATCCAACCAAAAAGGATAGCCTGCACTATATCCCTTCCTCCAAAACAATAAAAAGAGAAGCCACTCTCTTGAGTGGCTTCTCTCCATGTTGGCGCTACCTATCTTTCCGGGCCGTCTCCAGCCAAGTATTGT